TAAAATGAGGGTCTTCTGTGTAACTATAGACCACGTTTGCAGGGTCAACATAAGATATATCTACACCTGCTCCTGGTAAAAACTCATGCTTTGCTACAGCCATACCTGTAACCATTATATCATAATCTAATCTTTTACGCACATCAACATAATGATTCTCTTCAAACATTGTGTTAATAGCTTCTTCTTCAGCAATTTCTACAGAATCTTTATAATCTAGTTGCATATGTAACTCTAAATCTTCTTCTGTTTCAGGTATCATATCAGGATCATTTTCATATATATTTATACCTAATTCATTATATACAGAATCTGAAAATTCTACAGTTCTCATATCTCGTAGCATAGATTCTACATAATCAGTTCTTTTCTTTATAGAAAGAGGATCTTGCGAATATGCTTTTATGTCATAAGTTCTTTCAGCTATACCATTTACAACTATATCTATAAACTTTGGTATTATAGGTACAGGCTTCCAATCTAAATTTAAATATGATAAATCACCATTGATTGATAATTCATCTTTATATTTTTGAATTGATTGCTCTCCTCTAGCATATAATCTTAATCTATGAAACTGATCTCTATTAGCGTAATACTTATTAGGACCCGAATCTCTTTTAAACCATTCAGATTCTATAGCTTTTCCAACCTCTAATCCGTATGGCTCACTTGCTTTAGTAGCATTGGAAACTGTTTGGCTTGGGAATATCCCTCTTGGTACTATATCCATTTACTTTATTATTTTTGAAATACTTCCTTGATTATTGTATTTTTTAAAACCAAAATCTAATGTTTTAGTTGTTCTTAATTTTTTAGGTTGATACAAATGTCTATTACATGCTATTATTGCTAAACCTGAACTTATAGATGCATCAAACTTTGTTCTATTATTTATGTTAAATTTAGACCAATCATTTAATGTGGTGTTAAAGTATATATTACCATAATCACCGTTTTCTTGTAATCCTACGTATTTATCTATATAAGATTCTATTGCTGCAGCATGTACTTGTTTTATATCTTCTGATGAGTTAGGCATTCCACCTATTTCTCTTTCTGTCACAGATAATTTGTTTGCTGGCTTATCTGGTCTATTCATTGAATAACCTCTATATCCTCTTCTTTTTAAATAATATAATAATCTTGGTTTATTATTTTCTGCAAGAAGTGGCATGCCATAAAATACTAATGCCATTAATACATCTTCAAAAAATATTTCAGCTGTTTGTGGTCTAGCTACATATTCTAAAAAAAATGTATTTGATGGAGCATCATCCATACTAAACTTTGTTAATCCGTGCAAAGAACCTTTTGAACCGCTGCCATCAGTTGTACCTGATATATCATACGAGTCACATCCAAATGCTCCTATGTGTTCGTTTGCAGGCTGTTTTATTCCTCTGTTCATTCTTATTTTATTTTGCATATGAACTGGAGGAACCCATGAAATATTAAATCTACCTTTTGTATCTGGCATAAAAATTACTTTTGAATCTTTAACACCATTTTCCCACTGAAAATTACCTTTTGATATTAATCCAGCAGATCTAGCATTTTCATTATAATCTATTTGTTCGTATATTTTTTGTAAATTAAATATACTATTTTTTGTTTCATCTCTAAATGCATGTTCTTCTGTTCTTGGAAACTGCCTATAAAATTCATTTAAACCATCTTGGTCATTCTTTAAACCATCTGCTTCGTTTTCCCAATGCTCTATTATACCAATGTCGATTTTATCACCATGGGGTCCTTCAATTGCAGTTTCGGGTGTGTCGAATACAGGTAATCCATAAGAATCAATGAATCCTTCGTAGTTCCATTCCATAGGTATGAACAAACTATATAGTCCCGAGCTAGTCTGTCCATTGCGGTTTCTTTTTGTAACGTCTGAGTCATAGTATAATTTTTTAAAGTTATCTCCACCTTTATCTAAGGCATTTGAAGTAGATCCCATCATACATTTACCTATAATCCTACTTCCAAGTCTCAACGTTGTTTTTGTAACACGCCAGTTATTTAATATATTATCTGGTCTTTCCCATTTACCAGATTCATCGTGAACAAGTAATTTTAACTTTTCACCATCATAAGAGTTATCTCCTGTGTTTTTCCAATCTATTGTTGTATCGAGCCCTTCGATCTCGTTGGCGGTGCTGGTGTTTGGGGTGGTGATGGATTTGCGGGTAAGCTTGGACGCTGGTACCCTGAAGGCAAGTTCAGTTTTTGGTCTGTCCATTCCGTCCTGTATGGGTTTGAAAAAGAACGGGTAGTGTGTTGATATGGGTACCACCTTATCGGTAAACATTTTCTTTGCATCTCCACCAGTCTTAGATAAGATCCCGAATCTAGAATCTGACGATATTGTGGCTTGGTTAACTGTTTCAGCACTCGACATGAATGAAAATCCAGAACGCCTGTTCTTAAGGTAGCAAATTCCATAGCATCTATCGTCTGCCTTGCAAGCTTCCCAGAATATGAAGAATAATCTGTTTGCTTCTCGAAAGTCTGGGTTCCCAACATCAATCTTGGACCACTGCAGGTAATTGTAATGAGAGCCAGTAATATAAGTGCTTTTGTTTTTATTAGTAAACCAA